ATTCTCTAAAGCCTCCTAAGTCATTTGACATTGAATTAAACACAGCACCATAGCCAACAACAACTGGATTTTCACCATCCATTCTGACTTCTAAATCTTGAACATCAATTGTTCTTATTTCTTTATTATTCATATTTATAGATTTTTCTTCTTTTCCAATCTCTTCCATTTTTCGTTTAGTCCAAGCAAAGCCAGGATCTCCACCCCATAAAGCCCATGCTATTCTACCAGCACTTGGATAACCATCGTCTCCACTATAAAAGCCTTGACCTTGTTTATCAACTTCATGACGACTAAAATAGGAGTACATTCTCTTAATAGTTTCAATGCTTAGATTTACTCTATTTTTTAAATCTCTTGCTCTTGCAACCCCTACCTCTGTTCCTCCTCTTCCAAACTCTTCTCTCCATTCTAATCCTTGTTGAGCTTCGTCTGCCATCTCTTGAGTTGGCTTAGTATTTATATCATCTAAAGCTCTATCCTCCTCATCCTCTATTTGAGCATAGCAAATGGCTAATCTTTGGTCATTGTCATACTCTTGCATAAACTTATCAGCAACACATCTCTCAATGAATTGCTCTTCCGTTTCGTTTGTATTTTTCTGAGGTATTGGCATTATTCTTTATCCTCCTCTTCAATATCTCCAATAGGAGCAAAATTTAATGGCATAAATAACTGGTCTCCTTCAGGACCAACACTATTTAAGTCCTCCATTCGTCTTATTTCATTAATAGACAAAGCTCCAATACTAGCCATTTCACGATAATAGGTGGCTCTAGAGGAACTATCTCCTCTTAGTAAAGCGTTAGCATCCAATTTGATTGTAAATAGCCCAAATTCGTTTTGTCTGAATAATTTACGATTTAACTCTTGTTCTATTAAAACCATGTAAGGAGTTAAGGTAAATCTAACAAAGTCAATAGATAAAGCCTCAATACTAGAATAATTTGCTGCCTTTTCTAAATGACCAATTAATGATAATGGAACTTTAAAGATTCTCGCAATCTCTTCAATCTGAAAGCGTCTAGTCTCTAAAAGTTGATATTTATTAGCATCTATATTGGTTTGCTCAAATGTCATTCCCTCTTCAAGGATTGCCGTTTTACCAGCTACAAAAGATCCAGAATAGTTTTGATTCCATGAAGTCTTTAATCTTTCAACAGCTTCTTTTGATAGTTTACCTGGATGTTTAATAACTCCTCCGACTTGAGCAGAATTCCCTAAATAACTATTGGCTGTATCATTAGCAGCTATTGAAGTTGCTATTGTTGTGTTTTGTGCTTTTAATATACTAACACCCTCACAACCATTAAAGGTTAAATTAAAGAAGTGTAACATATCCTCTTTCATTACTCCTATCTCATAATCTTTAATGTCATAGTAAATATTACCCTCATGTTTTATTACTTTGACATCCTCTGGATTGATAGGTATTAATGAGATTGGTCTTGCATTGTTATCTCTCTCTATATAAAAATAAGCATTTCCCTCAAGCAATAAGTTAGTCATTAAAGTATCAAGGAAAGTATAAGGAGTCATGTATTCATTAGGATATCTAGTAAGTAGGTTATAAACTGGATGACTTACATCAGTAATCTTGTCCTCATCCTTTTCTACTTTGTAAACTTTTATGGGTAAACTAGATATTGATTCACTAATTACACGAACACATGAATAGACGGCACTAAAAGTTAATGAAGTGTCTCTATTTACAGCTGTTCTATTAGCAGCTCCATAGCCACCAAAAACAGCTCTTAAAAAGTTGTCTCCTCTTTTTTCAGATTTGAGAAAGTCAAATAGTCCCATAAAATTGTAATTACATTACAAAGATAACATAAATCGCAAAAGTCAAATCCACATTATACCTCTCTCATCATAGGTAGATGAGTCGCTAGAGTCGTCATTCATATAACATCCAAGAGCCATAACGAGAGCAACCATTCCATCAATCTTCTCAGTTGATTTACTTTTGTCCATTTTAATATTCCCAGCTGGATCAGTTTTCATTGCTAAGTTAGAACACATCCATCTTAATACTTTGTTTCCAGCATGATTTATTTGTTTACCTAAAACTAATTTTTCTAGTTCTTTAGTAGGAGCTGACATACTTGCAAATCCTTGTCCATAGCTTTCCATTGGCAATCCATCCTCTGTTAAATCAATGACTAATTGGCTTGAGTTCCATCTATCGTAGGCAATAGACTTAATGTTTACAACCTCAGCAACTTCTTTTATTCTATTCTTAATATAATTGTAGTCAGTAACATCTCCCTCAGTTAGTTCCATTAGTCCCTCTTTTTGCCAACCAATATAGTCCACTTGGTCTCTTCTACTTCTTATGAAAGCATTTTCTTTTGGAGCAAAGAAATAAGGTATTATTGTAAATCTATCATCCTCTGGAATAATTAAAACAAAAGCAGAAATATCTCGAACACTTGCAAGGTCAAGTCCAGCATAAGCAGTCATCCCTTTATAGTCCTCTAAGTTGATTGGAGCTTTATTACACTCCATCCATTGTTGGTCTGATAGCCACTTACTAGCTGATGACATCCATTGGTTTAGATGTAACATTCTAAAAGTATTCTCATAGCTTGGTAACTTAATAGCTTTCTCTTGTTCTGTTTTTAAATAGTCTAATTTAACAACTCCAGTTTCAAGTCCTGGATTGGCCATAGTCAAAGCCTCTTCACTTGTCCAATCAGTTTCTAAATCACAAAAATATTTTACATAGTAAAAGCTATCGTCTTTAATTATTCCCTCTGATACTTTGCGACCATACTCCTCTGTTTTATAACATATCGACTCTCGATTGTAGCCAGCAGTTGTAATGGCTATTGTCATTGGCTGACGTCTACTACCTACCGAAGTAGTCAAGGCATCCCACAGACTAGAATCTTTCTGGACAAAGAACTCATCCATACAAATAAAACTAGCATTGTATCCAAACTTACTTGATGCCTCTGAACTAATAGCTTTAAATGCTGAATTGCTTTTCTCATGGATAATAGAATTTTTAAATACTTTGAGATTCTTGTTTAGTTGATTGTCAGCTCTAACCATTCCACTAGCAACATCAAAAATAATTCCAGCTTGTTGTCTATCTCCAGCAGCAATATAACATTCAGCAGATGGCTCATTGTCTGCTAGTAACATATACAAAGCTATTGCACTTATCAGAGTTGACTTTCCGTTCTTTCTTGGTAGACAAATATAAGCAGTTCTAAATCTCCTAAGTCCACTATCTCTATATTTCCAACCAAACAAATCTCTTACTATTGTTTTTTGGAATGGCTCTAACTTAAATGATTGTCCTCCTAGTTCTCCCTTAATATGTTTGATGTGATTCTCTATGAAGTAGACTACTCTATCTGCTGCCTTGTCATCAAAGTAAAAAGTCTTGTCCTCTTTAAGTTTCATATCAGCCTTAGTTGAGATTGGTGTTCTTTAATTCTTTTTAGAGCATTATCATAATACTCCTTGTCTAATTCATATCCCTCTAAGTCAAATCCTAAATTATGACAAGCAATAGCAATACTTCCAGAGCCTAAATGCGTGTCTAGTATTTTATCTCCTTCCTTTGCGTAGTTCATAAGTAGCCATTCGTAAAGTCTAATCGGTTTTTCTGTTGGATGTATTCTAGGAGTTCCATTGTTAGCATTAGCACCAACCCAAGAAACTTTGTAACTTCTCAAGGCTCTATTAAATGAACTAAAAGCTAATTCTCCATCACTAAAATCATTTGCTCCAGTTCCCTTATCCCAATATATCCAACCCATTGATGGAGGCAAATGTATTGTCATATAATTAGCACCCCATACTATTTGATTTTTACTTACTCTGAATAAATTATCCCAATAATCTTTTTTAGGTATTGAACTATCCCAATCTGATGTTCCTCTGTTTATTTTTTTCTTACCATTTCCTAAGGTCATCTTTGTTACATCAATTCCATAAGGTGGGTCTACAATAGCTAAGTCAAACTGATTGTCTGACATCTCTCTCATAGCTTCTAAGCAGTCTTTGTTGTATATGTTTATCATTAGTCAAAGAAATTAAAATCGTCAGTCTTTTCCTCATCTTTGTCTGGCATACTAAGCGATGCTCTGCTGCTTGGAGTGAATCCAAATTGCGTAGCAATTTTCATCGCATTCTGTAAAGCGTTCTGCATTACCTTGTACTTAGGAGCAATCTTACTAGACCTCAACCTTCCATCTTTGTCTACAGTCTGCTCGGTAAAGTTGCCTTGTAACTCTTGTGCTATCTCTCTATAGATTCCTATTTCATTACAGTACGCTGCTAAGATTGATAGGTCAGTTAGATGCAACATCTTTATATTGGCTAGTTCGTTAGTTACTAAATGCCATTCGTCTGCACCTTGTTGATTGAGAAAGGAGGGAGCTTGAGGCATACTAACAACTTGAGTTGTCTCCATCTCGTTTCCCACTAGTCGAGATTTTTCTAGCGTACCTTTTAGCTCCTTTACTTTTGTTGGTATTTTTTTTCTCCCTCTCAAAATATTCTAGTTTGTGATTGGTGATTTTTTATTCTTTTGATAGCGTTGTCGTAGTATTCTTTGTCAAGTTCATAGCCAGTCAAATCATAACCTAAGTTGTGACAAGCTATAGCTATTGAGCCACTACCTAAGTGAGTGTCAAGTATCTTGTCGCCTTGCTTTGCATAGTTCATTAACAGCCACTCGTACAACTGTACTGGTTTTTGTGTTGGATGTATTCTGTTTTTAAATGTTTTACTTATATGTTCAGTATATTTTCTTACAGCAGTCTTAAAACTACACCAAGCTAATTCTGCATCTGCATTATCACTAGCACCATTATTTTTATCCCATACTATCCAGCAACTGCTATCATATGGTATTTTACTTATGAAATGATTAGCTCCCCAAATTATTTGATTTTTAGATACTCTTATGAGCTCATCAAAATATTTTTTTTCTGGTGCTTTTGCATCCCAATTTGTGTCGTGATAGATTTTAAATCCAGCTTTATTTCCTTTGTTTGAATTTCTACTTTTATCCATTCCTAAACCATAAGGAGGGTCAACTATTGCCAAGTCAAATTCATTGTCTTGCATCAGCTTCATAGCTTCCAAACAATCTTGGTTATGTATTTTATTTATATCCATCTGAACTTAAACTGGTTTTAGTTTGGTATATCTATATCCACACGAATTAGTTTTAATTTTGCGTATAAA